AGCAACTACGGTGCAGGCCGCATTGAATGAACTGGATAGCGAGAAGGCCAAAGTGGGCGCATTAGCTTCCTCGGGCATTACCGGTGCAGCGGCCTCGGGAGCCAATGCTGACATCACCAGCATGACCGCTGTCACCAGTATCAGCGCAACCGGCGGAACGGCGGTCAAGGGCACCAACACCAATGACAATGCAGCCGCCGGAATGGTTGGTGAGTATATTGAGAGCGTAGTGGAGTATGCATCCGCGATCTCAGTAACGAACGCAACGTGGACTAATATCACAAGTATTTCACTTACTGCCGGAGACTGGGATGTTAGCGGCTCTATCGGAATTCAGGGGGCTGCGACAACATCGTTTACTCAGAAGCGTGGATCAGTATCTCTTGTATCTGGAATCGTAGATATTACCAAAGGGAGGTTGTTTGGCCATGTATCAGCAGCATCGGTTGATGGAGGTCCTGTATCTGTTTATTCAAGTCAAAATTTAAGATTTTCTCTTGCGTCTACTACTACAATATATATATTAGCAAGGGCTGAATTCACGGTATCCACTGCGTCGGCTCATGGAATGATCTCTGCCCGGCGTGTGAGATAAGGAGACCGAAATGAAGATCATCGAAGGCTGGCGCTCAGACCCGCTACCGAAGCAATGAAAATTCTCGACTACCCCATCATGCTATTCGCCAGAACGCTGCTATGGGCGCTCTATCTTATCGCGCTCATTCCGGCGGCGCATTGGGTGTGCTGGCGCGGGTGTAAACCGGGCGAGTTTCGCTATCTGGCTTATCTGCTCATCAACTTCACCGTCGATGTGTTCGCCACGCTGATAGCGCCTATCTTGCCACTCTTTGCCACTGTGCAGCTTGGTAATTCGGATAACAACAACGCTAGATTGTACGAGCCCCGCTTGCCGAAATGGTTGAGCTGGTTTCAGACGCCCGACAATTCGCTTTACGGTGACAAGGGCTGGCAGACTATTCACTATCCAAATTACAAGAGCTACGCAGGACAATGGCTTTGGCTAGTGCGTAACAATGCACATGGCTTGGTTAATGGGCCACTAGCCGCTAGGTTTAACTCGCTGAGTGATATAAAGCACGAAGGCAACCCGTGGTTGCACAAGAACAACCATGAGCATGTAGGGCAGAAGTTTTACGCGACCTGCGGTAATTATTTCCAGTACATGACTGTAAGGAAAATACCTACAATAAACCGTGCGATATTCTTCAATATCGGCTGGCAGTTCGACCCGTTCATTGAGGATTCAAATACAAAAAATGCTTATGTCGCAGCGTTAAAGTTTTCTATAAAGATCGGGGCTAAGGTTTGAATCCTCGCACTCGCAATATCTTGATCGGCATTGACCAATTCTTCTATGTGGTGATTACTCTCGGCCAGGGTATGCCAGACGAGACCATGAGCAGCGCCGCATGGCGTACTGAGCGCGATGGCAAAATTCTGGGGCGAGTGTTCCGCCCTGTAATTGATTCGATATTCCGGCTATTCGGTGCGGATGACCACTGCTATTTGTCGTACCTGTCTGAAAAAGACCGCAACCATATGCCGGATGAATTAAAATGAAGCACAAGCCATATACCGGCAGTAAGCTAATAGCTTCTTGGCTGGTGCTAGGCGCGATCAATGTAATTATGTGGTGGGCTATGGTTGAATATGTTTTCTTGCCGACCATCCACATGCTTGGCGGGTTTTTCAGAATGGCGGCGATCAGGTGAGGTGGCTTTTAAGTGTTGCCGCTGATGTCATGGTAGTTATTATTTTTGTCAGGATTATTTTTAATGACTTCAAAGACTGGGTATTTCGGAAGGTTAGACGTGCGCTCAAGTTTGAGTAAATCTATTTGCATCGCTTTTTTCTTGGCGTCTTTTTCTGCACAAGCTGGCGATATTCGCCTATGCGATACGCGACAAGTTAGAGGATATGCGGCAAAAGCAGAATTCAGGAAAATCCACGAATGCCCGTCTACAGGCAGGAACACAGGCGCATGTCCTGGGTGGCAGGTGGATCATGTAATCCCTTTGGCCAGTTGCGGGTGCGATATTGTCGAGAATCTACAATGGCTGAAAAATACTATCAAGACGTGCGCTGGCACTGAGTGCAAGGACAGATGGGAACGAAAGATTAACAAGTGCAAGGGATTGGCATGATGGTGACAAACACAACAGAGCAAGCCGTAGGACTTGGCATCGGGCTACCAATAGCGCTGTCTGCTTTATTTGCAGGGGCGGATGTACCAGGCTTGGTTTTGGGGCTTATTACCGCGACGTTGGCAACTTTCTTTTTGGGTAGCGTCAACAACCGTTGGAAGGCTGGTGCTGGCGTGCTATTGGCTGCACTCCTTGCGGGATTCGCAGTGCCTGTTGTTGCTGCTGGCATCTTGCACCAGTGGCCAGAGTGGAGGCCGGTAATGGATTTAGCGCATCCATTGATGTCGATAGTAATCGGAGGCTCTGCGCCGACGATCATCCCTGCATTACTAACCGGCTTGGCTCGGCGTGCTGACCGGCTTGGCGGAGGCGATAAATAATGGTTACATTACTGAATTTTATTTTGGCGCTTGTGATAACGATTCGCATCGCATGCTGGGCGGCGCATGCAGACAGAGCTAAATGGGCAGGGCGGCAATTTGTTTATTTCGGCATGGCGTTGGGATTGAGCATGATCGTTGGCGGCGCATGGGGTACAGTGGTACGATATGAGCACGCCAGTAGTATTGTTTTGGCAGGCGTAGCTATACTGATATTGGCTAATCGGCGCTCACCATTCAGGGGCAGGAAGTAATGGCCTACTCACTCGGCAAGCGATCACTCGAAAACCTTCGCGGGGTTGAGCCTCGGTTGATTAGTGTGGTCCTGCGCGCCATCGTCTTAACTAAACAAGACTTCAGCGTGACGTGTGGCGTCAGAACACGCGAAGAACAGCGCAAACTGTACGCGCAAGGTAGAACCAAGCCTGGCCAGGTAGTTACTTGGACGCTCAACTCTCGCCATTTTGTGGACGCCGACGGCTTTGGCCGGGCAGTGGATTTAGCGCCATACCCGTTGGACTGGAATACGCCGTCGAGATTCGACGCCATCGCCAAAGCCATGTTGCAGGCGGGCGAAGACCTCGGCGTGAAGATTCGCTGGGGCGCTGATTGGGATCAGGACGGTAAGCCGCGCGAGCGTGGCGAGTCTGATTCACCTCACTTTGAACTTGCTTAAAGCCGCGATTCGCCAGCGGCGCGGATTCTTTTCTTGCTGGCATTTTAGGAGATTGACATGGATACAAAAAGCGCGTTGACATCGGTCACAATCTGGGGTGCAGTTATCTCTATTCTTGCGTCGGTTGCAAAAGCGGCAGGGTTTGATATTGGCGGAACTGATGGCCTGGCTGAATCTGTTGTTGCAGTAATCGGCGGCCTGATGGCGATTTATGGCCGTGTTCGCGCAACAACGAAGATCGGCTAATGTTCAACCCGTGGGCACTGCTGCCGTCCATCTACAAGTACGGAGCATACGCGCTCATTGCGGCCGCTATATACGGCTTTGGCTGGCTGCAAGGCGCACACGGTGAGCAGATTAAGGCTGCCAAGTTCGAGGCGGCTACAGAGGCTTTTAGCGTAGCAGCAAAGCATCATGCTGAACAGGTAGCCAAGGCCGACAAACTACGAAAGGAAAAGGCAGATGCTGAAAACAAGCGCACTATCACTAGCCTTCGCGCTGATGTTAAGCGGTTGCGCGACGAGCGTACCCGTGGCGGTGGATTGTCCGCCCCAGCCCCCTCTGCCGAAAGTCCTGACCGAATCTGTTTCGACCCCGCCAAGTTATCTGGAGCGTTACGAAAATTTGACGAAGGAGTTCTCGGACTCGTTGAAGGATGCAGTGAAGCCGTGATTAACTTAGATACAGCAAAGAAATGGGCTCAAGAGAATGAGTGATTTTGCAGACGATGCTTCGGCACAAGAAGAAATGGAGCGCGAATTATCTATTGCACATCATCGCAAAAAAACACATGGGCTTTTACCTGTAGGCAGTTGTCATTTCTGCAATTCACAAGTAGCATCGACGTTGTTATTTTGTGATGGCGATTGCCGCGATGATTGGGAACGCGAGCAACAGGCAAGGATCAGGAACGGGCGTTAGTTTGTTGTCACCTGCTTAACGTAATCCTCGCCGCTCCCACGGTGATTACACTCAGTGCAACGCTTATCTGCCAGGCTGCCATCATATCTGCATCCAGTGCTCATCTTGTGCTCAATAAATGTCGGCTGCATGACATATTGCCCGTCTGGATAATACCTGCGCTGGTATAAATAGTAGCCTCTGGCAAATGCCTTATCGGTGCAGCCGTATGGCTTGTCGCTTTTGTGCGACGTTGCTGGGTGGGTAGGATGGTCAAGCGCTGGCATTTTGTTTATTACCCGAAAGCCTTTTAATCTCACGATCTATATACCATTTGGCCTTTTCCAAATCCTCTACAGCATCGCCTTTTTCACCAGCACGCCAGATGTATTTAATGGCATTACCTCGGCAAAAATTCATATGCTCGGCTATGTCGATGCACTCTATGCCGCTGGGGTGATTAGTATAGTGTTTTGGGTGATTTACTTGATCAGTATTCATTTCATTTCCTCCCGCTGAATACTCTTAGCCAACAACCACTTGTCGCCAAGGTACTGAATCTGCCGAATCCACCCACGGCGCAGGGTATTTACTGCATGGCGGGTGGTGTATTGGTTGCGTGGGTATAGCCTGATTGCTTGGCGTGCTAGGGTTATGGTGGTCATCTCAAATCACCTCCAAAAGTTTAACAACGTAGCCAAGTACAAAGCCCAAGGCGATGGCTTATGGTTTCTTTGTAGTTGATTTTGAGCATTTACATTCCCCATTTCCAAAGTGGCGACACTTTCGCCGGTGGCGAATAACTATCTACGCGCAAAGGCGTGCCCTTCTTCGCCTCGCTTGGCTTTCTTCGCGATGGTGCAATTTCACCATCACCAATGCCCCACATCGGGAATTTCTTGGACGCGTA